TTAGACCAAATTAGAGCAAGACAAAGCCAATTTAGAGCTGAGTGGATAGAGAAAAATCCTTTGTTTACAGAAAAAGAGTTAAAAAATGACATTTATAAATATGTAGATGATGATTTGAATTTTGTGGGTGACAATGCAGAAGAGAATAAAGAAATTTATAACACTGTTTCTATAAGACATTCTAACATTGGTAGCTTGCAAGCTGCCAATGTTCCCCCTAGTGTAGCAAAGGACATTGATGGAGTACCTGATGGAGCAGAGTATCAAAGAACTATAGATGGAATAGATTATTACATGGATGCTCAAGGCAAAATACATAGAGCTACAAAATAATGCCTGAACTAACACAAGAAGAATTAGAAGAATACAACAGAACTGTAGAAGCAGAGTCTGGACAAAGTGGTTTTGCAGAGGCTTTTCTTTCTGGATTAACCAATGATGAAACTGCCAGAACTAGGTGGTTAGCAGAAAGAAGATTCCCAGACATGGTTAAAGAGGGCAAAGACCCTGTTGATTTATATAGTCTTGATAAAGATGGTGATATAGTTTTTTATGATGCTAGAAAAAAGAAATTTGTTAAAGAGTTTGAGGACAGTATATTCCCGTGGTTTCAAAAAGATGAAATTTGGGGCAAGGCAGGACCTACAGCTCAATTTTTATCAGAAGTAATACCCGGTGCTATAGGGTTGGGTGTAGGTTTTGCAGAAACTAAAAAACCAACAGGTGCTGCCATTAGAGCTATGCAATATGCAGCTTCTGGTGGAACTGCAAGTTACGCAGCAAGAGCTGGGCTATCAGCAATGTTAGGTGGTCCACCTTTGGATGTGGAAAAAGCATCAAAAGATTTGTTACTTAGCACACTATTTGCTGGAGTACCAATAGGTTTGCCATATCAGGCTTTTCCTAAACAATTACAAAGTTTAGTTAGCAAATTTCCCGGCACTGATGGAAGAACTGCTTTAAATGACATTATTAATCATGGTGGTAAGACAGTTGATGACAAAATAGCATACACAAAAGAGAGGTGGGGTGTTGATTTAACCAGAGCAGAAGCAGAAGGAACTGTTAGTAGTGTGTCACAACTACAAAAGTATTTACAAAAAAGATTAGCTTCAGATAAATTGTGGCAACATTATCATGATAGACAAGAGATAATGAATAGACATGTTGAAGGTTTTTTTGATGAATTGCTTTCTGGTAAATATGTAGATGATTCTTTAAAAAACAAACTTACAGGCAAAGCTTCTTTAGATGCCAGTTTGGATGTAGCAGAAGCAAGCAAAGTTTATTTAGACAAAATTAAAAAAGATTTAGCTGAAGAGGTTAAGCCTTTATATAGAAATGCTTATGATTTAGATGTAAAGATTGATGTCAGTGATATTTTAGCACAAGTAAGAAAAGTAACTGACCCTAAATCAAATGTTTCTGAAGCCAAAAGAGCAGCTTATAAAAAAATAGAAAAAGCTCTTATTGACAATAGAACAAAGAATCCAAGAGACACCACTGAGTTATTGCATTTGGCTTTAAAAGATGATTTTAACAGATTAATAGCATCTGCCACCAAAGAGACAGACAAATCTTTAAAAAGAGAAATAACCCTGTTAAGGAATCAAATTTCTAATAGGTTGAAAGAATCTAATCCTTTATACAAACAAGTCACAGAAATATTTGATGAGACAATAGGAACTACTCAAACTTTAGAAAGGTCACTTGTTGGTGTTTTGGCTAATGCTGTTGAAAAAGGTGGTAATCAAGCTGCTAGACTTACACAAAGAATGTTTAAAGGAAATGCCACCACTAAGGAAATTACAGAATTAAAAAATATATTGCAAGGAACTCCAGAGGGGGCACAAGCTTGGCAAAATTTAAAAGGAGCTTGGTTGAGAACACAATGGGATGATGCTATTAGTGGTACTACAAATCCATTAGGAGCACCCAATAAATTTTTAAGAAGCATAGGAATTGGAAATGTTAAACAGGCATTTCCAAGATTAAATCCTTCTGGAAATCTTACAGTTGATGAACTTAAAATATTAGCTCCAGAAATTGCTGAATTAAAAGCAAGGGGAACAAAAGCTAAATTATTAGAAGCAATACTTGAGCCTGATGAGTTAAAAAACTTTATTGATTTGTCTGACACAATGCAAACAATGAATTGGATAGCTTTACAAGGTTCACCAGACACACAACCTTTTCAAAGCATATCTAAATTATTGAATTTAGAAAGTGCAGCTTTGTCAACTAAAGGAAAAAGTTTTATATTTGGCTTGATGAACGCTACAGGTAGAAGTCTTACTGGTAACTTAGGTAAAGAATCTTTAGAAGTTTCTGCAAGAGCACAACAAGATTTATATGAAGATATTTTAATAGATGCTCTTATAGACCCAAATAGAAGCAAAGAATTAAGTCAATATTTTTTAAAAACAAACCCGTGGTCTTATTGGGCAACTCAAACTGTTGCTAGAGGTGGTGTTGAAGGTTTAGACAAAGCCACTACTTCTGTTGAAGAAAGAAAAGCTTTGATAAGAGAAGAACAACAAGAGTATGCTGATAAACTACTTTTAGAAGAGTTTGAAAAACAGCAACAAGAAAAAGAAAACTTACAAGGCTCTATAAACAATTTTCAAGTACCCACAGTAGGAGGTGATATATTTACCCCAAATAAAACATTACCCCCACAACAAATGTTGTCTCCTACTGTCCTACCTAATGAGGATGACAGAGAGATTGCTTTAAGGCAACAGATGGGTATTGCTGGTCTAGTCTAAAGACTCAGTTGCTTTTATCATTGCTCCTTCAACTTCAAAATCCATGTCATAACCCATAGTGGTTTGACCATTAACTTCTATTTCTAAGTTCCTTGAAATAAGTCTTAATAAAGCTGTTTGATGGTGCAATGTTAATCTGCTGTAAAGTTCAATTACCTCTGGTGCTTCCACCACAGGTTTATAACTTTGAGGCACTGATTTTTTTGCCATGATGTTTTTAAAGAACATTAGTCTGTGATTGTGTTCAAGCGTTTATGTTCCTTCTCAATAAGTAACTTGAGCTGGTTTATGATAGACCTGTGCTCTGTTTTACATATATCTTGAAGTAAGTCATAAGTCTTGACATCCACAGCCAAACTTTTTCTTTGTTTATTACTTAATATAACTGCTTGATTTTCCATGTGGTTCATTCTACTAATATTTGCAACAAATTACAAATATATATTCTATATTATATGTTAAACTACAAAACCATGTACAAACTCAAGAATTATCTACTGAGCATGCAATCTCATTGGATGGTCAATCAAACCACTTATGATGCTGTGCAAGAGACTTTACCATTGATAGCTAAGTACAGAGCTGGAGATGGTGTGGATAAGATGGACAAAACCCCTGTACATAAAGTGATTAAAAAAATATTTCCTGATGTCTATAGAGTGCCTTTGTTTAGAAGACACTTTTGTAAGTTGTTGGTGAAAGAGATTGAGCACATGAAAAAAGAAATAGGTTTTGTGGGCAATGATGAAGAAGATGAGCTCAGACAAATACCAGAGATTGTTTTAAAAGAGCAAGTTCCTGAGCTGTACAGGAACATGTGGTTTGTCACACAAACTGTGCTCAACCCAATCTTTAATGCTATATGGCAAAGAGATTGTAAAGACCCAACCACTATACAGATAGCTAACTACAACCTTGTGGATAAGAAGCAAGGAGCATGGCATCATGATGACAGTTCAGAAATCAGTGTGGTTGTTCCTTTGAACACTGGCTCATATAAAGGAGGTGGCACTGAGTTCCATAATCATGGTGTGCTTAAACCTTTGCCCAGTGGTCATGCTTTGATATTCCCAAGCTTTACAAGTCTACACAGAGGTCTGCCAGTGGAGAGTGGTGACAGATACTTGCTGGTCTTCTGGCTATGTGACAAGCAAAGGTCAATAGATTTGTATGAATCTATACCTTAAATTAATTAATATTTATTTGTATAAATACTTGCACATTTGTGTATTTCTGTTATTATATGTATGTGAGATTAATTAATAACAAGGAGAAGAAAATGAAATCACAAGAAGTAAAATTAGTAAAAAAATTAGTAAGTGACTTGTACTTTGATTACGACAGATTAACAAGTAGTGGACAAGAAACTTTAGATAAAGTTGCAGATTTGTTAGGTGTTTCTAATACTGCAAGTGACCAAGAGCTTTTAGATATGGGTTTGCCTAAAAAATATTTAAAAAGTTTTAGACAAAATGGATAAATTTAATTTTGACAAAGCTGTAGAGAAGTTCTTTGACTATGCTCCAGCTGACTTTGACAAGACACCTTGTGAGAAGTTCTCAACCAAAAGAATGGGTGGTTGGGCAATAAGAGACACCAATGACATGGCTATTGGTTTTGTTAGGTTTTCTGGTGGTGTTGATGTTTTAGATTATGTTGATACATCAGCTGATACTGTACAGAGCATTGCAGACATTGATGAAAAGTTTGCTGAGATGAAACTTACAAAAAAGAGAGGATTATGAAAACAAGTAACACAAGACAATTTCTAAATGGTTTACACAAACCTACTTTAGTTAAAAAAATAGCAAAAGAGCATAAACTTGGATTGGCAGATGCTAACAAAATTGCATCTACTGTTATTTGGCATCTTGAAGATGTCTTTAACAAGGAACAGGCATAAGCCACCCCTTTTACTGGAGAAGATTATGAAAATAGATTTAACCAAAGCACAAGTAGACCATTTGAATTACATATTAGGTGAAGACTTGAAAGAAACTTCAGAGCTTCATCACTCTGGTAGTCAATATGTAGACAGACGTTATACAAGAGCTAACATCAACCACAATACTAATATTCTTGAAAAGTTAAGAGGGAGAGCATAATGAGTGAAGATTACACAGAAGACCTATCAAAGTTTGGTTACAGAGAATTAGATAAAGCTGGCAAACTTTTGTCAGCAATCAAATCTGGTTTGCCAGAAGATTTTTGGAAAGAAGGTATAAGGGTTGGTTTTAACATGCAATCTGGTTATGTATTTCTAACCAATGATGAACACCAAGTTGCTATGCTTGATGATGAAGGTAAGCTGTATTCTTTTTACTCCACACCCTATGAGGGCAGAGAGGGTAGTTATGAAGAGCTCTTAGAAGAGTATGATGACATGCACCCTGAAGACCAAGAGTTTTTAGTAGAATTAGAGAAATATTATAATTTTGAGAAAACTTACAATGAAGCTTAAAAGCTGGTTTATAACCATATTGATATTTGTGATGTTAGGCTTTGTGGGTGCTATGGATTACCAAGATGAGTTATTAGCTCAACAGCATTACACTGACATGGTGTGTGCTGGTCACTACCCAGACTACAAAGAGCTAAAGCCTAGTTGTAACTAATACAAGTCTCCTAGTTCTATGGTTTGTGTTCCTTCTAAGCCATAAGGCACAAACTTATCTTCTTCTTTACATTTAAGTAACAAAGACAAAGCTTGTTGGTTCTTGGCTCTAGCATACTCCATAGCTTCATCAGATAAGGTGTAAACCACATAAGGAAATGGGTGTGTCTTTTCTTGTGCTAAGAAGTTAAAACTACCAGCTGGCAAATCCAATATCCTACAAGCATCAACATACAAAGATGCTTGCATGTGATAGTTAAAAGAGTTGATGGCTTGTTTAAACCCTCTAAAAGAAGCATCTCTACAAGTCTTTAAATCCCACACATCTACATTGTCATACCAGTCCATTCTGCATTTAAAGGGATGACCATGATATGTGAATACAAGAGTGCACTCCACTTTGTGGTCTTCTTTAGGGATAAAGTCTTTGACTATCTCTCTTCTTTCCATACACAAGTCATATAGGTCTTGTGTGATAGGTGTCCTGTTGCCCACAGTAGCTAAAAAATCTTCATACTCAGCTTTACCTACTTTGGTTCTTCTGTCTATGTTGGGTTGTATGACAAACTCCTCATCAAACTTGTGGTGTTCTAAGAACACTGTGTGTTGCACTCTACCTTCCAGCAGAGCTGGAGAGGGTGTCAACCCTTTCTTGTTTTTCCAAGTGTAAGGACATTTGATTACAGCTGTCAGGTCATGTGACCTAAAAGCTGGTATTGAATCATACTGTTCATAACTTAAATTTTCATATATACCTTCTTTAAACTCCATCTTGTGCTCCTTTCATTTGTTCTTCTGTTACTTCAAAGCAATTCATGTTGCCAGCCACAGTTCTTCTCTCTCCTGAACCAAAAAAAGGGTAAACCACATGTTGCATCCAAGATGGAAACAACAGCAACTTACCCTCCTCTGGTTTCACATATCGAGACTGTGAAGGTCTTAATCTCTCAGGGTCAGAGGTTTGGTTAAGACCATATGTGAAATTGATGTACCCATCTATTACTCCAGATGAGTTGTATAAACTGTATTCTTCTATTTCTTTGCCATCTGCTGTCTTACCTATCTGTTCTGGTACTTTTGTCCATGTGGTAAAGCTTATGCCCATAGGTGAAGCTGTTAGATGGTCATGTATGGGGTTGTAATCACCCTCATAACTATGTACTGACCAGAGCTTGTCTGTGACTACCTGTTTGGGTCTAATCATAGTGCCAGTTTGTTCCACAAAGTGTCTAAGATAAGCCACACCTAAATTCTCAACCATAGCTCTAAAGTCTCTGAGTTGTTCACATTCAAAGTCCATAGACAGCTGTTCACCTTGATGTATCTGTCCTACCAAATCTCCACCAAGAGACTTTCTATCAGGATTCTGTAATTCTTTGTCTAGGTAGGTGTTAAGTGTTTGTATGGTGTCTGTAGACATCTGGTGTTCCATCATGATGGCTGATGGCAGATTATAAATGTCATACTCTAAGCTGTTCAATTACATTCCTTGATTGTTTTTTAATGCTTTAATTTTAATGGTTTTAATTTCTCTTATTAACCTTTCCAAATAAAATTTATGCTTCTCTAGGTCTTCTAATTCTTTGCCTTTGTACTTGTATCTGTGCATGTACTTAATACAAGCCCCTTCTAAATAATATCTGTAGCTATCACCCAGCTGTTGCTTGATGTAATCAAGGCACTCAACCTCACCTTGATTCACATAGTGAGGTGGTTGATTAACCATGTCTTTGTCTGTCATGTGCAAAGGGGTTGTGGGTGGATTTTACTTGATGTGTGAGATAAGAGAAAAACACCACCCACAGGAAACCTTATTTAAAATGGTATTGAATCTTTGTCATCATCTGATTTGAAATCAGCCAGACCTTTTGATTCTTCTTCCACTACTTCTGCTTCTTCAACTTCTTTAGATTCATTGTTGCCTTCATTAGCAGCTTTGTATTCAAAACTATCTTCAATGTCTTTTTGTTGCCATTCAGGTAGTGATTCAAATACATCACACATGGCTTTAGTTTTGTCACTGGAGTTACCATTAAATTCATCACAGTACACATCCATATCAAAAGCAGTCAGCTCATTGTGTGTTGGTGTTTCTTGCACACCACCATCTGGTTTGAAGATACCACCAATTTTAGCTTTACCATTTACAGTATGTGCTACTTCTATCAAAGCATTTTTGCCCAACAGATTGGAAATATCAAAACCAGCTTCTTCATCTGGTGTAAAGTTCTTACCTCTCCATGACACCAAATCTTTTCTCAGTGCACTGGATTCAAACAGACTCTGTGTGTAAGTTCTGGATATGCTCAGAGGTCTGCCATCTTCCATTTTTTCATTAGGCAGTTCAAAAGTAATATTTACTGTTGTCCTCTTTTTTGGTTTGTCGCCTTCTTTAAAAGGCGGTTCCATTCTTGTGCCCATATCTACTATTCTATAACACACACCTTCATACTGACCCACAGCCAAAGCTTCAAAGTCACCTTCACTTTTTATTGTCAAACTCATATCAGTCTCCTTTTTTTGTTTGCTTAATATAATAAAATCTTGTAGTATTTTACACATCTTACTACAAACTGCAATAGACCTAAAAAAAGAGATAATTGATGTCACTAAAAATAACCAGACCTACAAAGAATTTTGATAAACCATTTACAACAGATTTAATACATGAGTTCTCTAACTTTCTATCAGAGAATGGCATGGAACCGGACCCAAAGAAAGGCTTGGTCACTGATGGCTCTGTAGGTCGAGCATACATCAATGTTGGTGGCAAGCGTAAATTCTGTGGGTGGTATCAGCTGTGGCTTGGTCAATCTGTTCCTTTTGGAAGATTGGGTGACTACCGATACTCAGCTGATTCTCCCACAGCCACATGGAAACCAGAAAACAAAAAGAAATACACTCTAACTAAAGAAGCCAAAGCTGAGATAGAAGCTCTAAGAAAAGAAGCTGAGGTAAAACAACAAGAGAAATATTCAAAAGCAGCGAAAAGAGCACAAAGTCTCTGGGAAGAGGCACAACCTTGTGAGAAGCACCCATACCTAGAAAAGAAGAAAGTGCTCTCCTATGGGCTTAAAATTAGCCCTGAAGGGGTCTTAATGATACCCCTTTATGACAAACAACTATCAGTGGTGGGCATACAGTACATCAATGCTGATGGCTCTAAAAAGTTCCTCACTGGCTCAAAGAAGTCTGGTAGCTTTTTTATACTTGGACAAGAGATACTTAAAAACAGTGAGGTTATAAATTATGCAGAAGGGTATGCAACTGGAGCGAGTGTTTATGCTGACTACTCTCAACCTGTCATCATCAGTTTTGATGCTTACAACTTATCACCTGTTGCTGAGGTTATGTTTGAGTTCTTTCCTGAAAGAAAACATGTGTTCATTGCTGACAATGATGACAGCAAGACTGGTGAGAAAGAGGCAAGTAAAGCTTGTCAGTTAATACTGAAGAGCAAAGGAAATGCAGAGGTTTTGATGCCTCAAAGTCAAGGTGATTACAATGACCACAAGAATGATGTGTTGGAAGGAGAGCTGATACCCTCACTACAGAAATTGGACTTGCCAGTGGAGTATGACTTCCAAAGAAATGCCAATGGTAGATTTCTGAACACCAAAGATAATGTCAATGGTGTGCTCAAAACCCACAGCATAGATGTCAGATACAATGTCATTAAAAAGAGGATGGAAATAGAAATACCCAACTCTTCTTTTATAGCTGACATGAAGGAGGAGGCATCTTTGATAGAAGTAGAGGATAGATGTATCAATATGGGTATTCCACACACCAAAGTCAGAGACTATCTGAAAGTCTTGGCACAAGAGTACAACCCAGTGGTTGAGTGGATAGAAAGCAGACAATGGGATGGTGTAAGCAGACTACCAGACTTTTTAGACAGTCTAGTAACACATGAGAGTAACCAACTTAAAGAAATGCTGATGAAGAAGTGGTTGGTCAGCTGTGTAGCAGCAGCTTATGAAGAGCAAGGAGTGGAACTGGAGGGAATACTTGTATTGCAAGGTGCTCAAGGGCTGGGTAAAACACTGTGGTTCAAAAGACTGTGTGACTATGACAAAGGCTGGTTGTTAGAAGGAGCTACACTGAACCCAAGTGACAAGGATAGTGTCAAAAGGGCTGTCTCACACTGGATTGTCGAGTTGGGTGAAATTGAGAGCACTTTTAAGAAATCTGACATAGACCAGCTGAAAGCTTTTGTTACTGCAAGGACAGATGAGCTGAGATTACCTTATGACAGAGCATTTACTACCTACCAAAGAAGGACAGCATTTTATGCTTCTGTAAATGCTAGAGAGTTCTTGACAGATACCTCTGGAAACAGAAGATTTTGGGTTTTGGCTGTTAAAGACATCAATGTAAATCATGGTGTGGACATGCAACAGATGTGGGCTGAGGTGAAGGAGACTATGTATGTAAAAGGTCAGAAAAACTGGTTTTTGAGCCCAGATGAGAGGGAATTACTGCAAGATTCCAATGAAATATACAGAACTCAGTCAAGTGTGGAAGATTTATTGCTAGAACATGTTAATTTTGACAGTGATAGCACTAAACCTGTCCAAATGACTAAATTGCTAAGGGATTTGGGCATCAAAGCCCCTCGTATGCCTGACATTAAAGATGCAAGTCGTGTTTTACATGAAAGAGGCATAGAGCCCAGAAGGACTAATGGTAAAAAGGTCTATGATTTGAACTACACAGCTATAGATGATGGTGTGGGTGGTTTTAATAGCTCTTTTGGAGATGATTAGTGATTAGAGAGTGGTTCAACATATGGTTATTCCTTCTAATTGTTGTGATATTGCTAATATTTGTTGTCATCTCCATGCCATTTGTGGCTGTACACAACATGATTCAGTATTTGATTGAAAATTGGAGATATTTGAGACAAAGATGAACTGTTACAACTGTGGAACTAAACTTATATGGGGTGGAGACAATGACACTGAGTTGGAGGATTATAGAATGGAGACAAATTTAAGCTGTCCTGAGTGCAATAGCTTTGTTTTGGTGTATACACCATGAGTAAAGAAAAAAAGACTGTTAAAGCCCTTTATGTGCACTCTGGGGTGGTCATTAGACCTGAGAGTGATAACTCTTTAGAGGAGCTCAAAGAGAAGCTCAACAAGTGTGGTATCAAGGCTAGTTTAAGAGTGACATATGACACTAGATAGGAGTGCCATGAGAGAGGCTGTAAGTGATGTGACCATTGGTTTTTTCATGGCATTTCCTATAGCTTTTTTGGTCTTATCTGTCACCACTTGGTTAGAACTGAATGTACCAGTCACAGCTGGAGTGCAAACTCTGGTGTTCACTATAGTGGCTTTGGTGAGGAAATATTTTGTTAGGGTACACTTCAAGACAAGAGATGAGGTGATGAGGGAAATGGACAGATGAATACAAGTGTGCATTGTTCTGTGGATATGTGTAGAAATAGGGTATCTGACAGGGTGTATCTGGGTAGAGGTACACTGAGAGGTACACTGTCATGTTTTTCCTTATTTTATAAGGCTTTCTGTCTATAATAGGTTATAAGTGTACTATATATATAAAAGAACTATATATTATTGGTTATATAAACAGACAGAGGGATTTATAAGGGTTGTAATTACAGAAGTGTTTGGAGGCTGTACACTGCACTTGGTACACTGTTAGGTATGGAATGGTAATGAGGATATAAATATGGCTAGACCAAAAAAAGATAAGACACCACTGGTGAGTGCTCCAACTCAATTTGAGAAAGATGAAGAGTTTGGGCTGACTGAGATGCAAGCCAGTTTTGTGTGGCATTACACAGAGGGAGCTTGCTCCCAGACTGAGGCAGCTAGGAAAGCTGGGTTTGAGTTTCCAGCAGTAAGTGCTAACAAGCTGTTGAGTGGCAAACATCATCCTAATGTGGTTAAAGCTATAAGAGTGAAGCAAGATGAATTAGCAGAGAAGTATGCAATCACACCAGCCAAGACTGGCACTATGTTGTGGAAGATAACAGAGACAGCATTTGAGAGTGGACAGTTCAATGCTGCTGTGTCTGCTATTAAAGAGCTCAATCAACTTGCTGGTTTATCTATCAATAGGTCACAGAATGTGAACATCAATGCTAACCTTGAGAGCATGACTAAAGAACAAATCAAGGAAAGGTTAGGCAAGCTATTGGGAGCAGAAACCACAGATTACTCAATGAAAGATAAGTGAAGATATAACTTAGTAATTGGGCGCTCTTTCTGTCAGGCTGTAAAATCTCAGAAAAAACTTTTTTTTTGAAAAAAGCTAATAAAATCAACAGCTTAGAGCAATATCCTTATGTGCAAACAATACCATGAATGTGTAGATGTGTGAACACAGGGTAAACATCAGCCAGCTCTGGCAAAAAAAGAACTGCAAAGAAACCCTATGGAATGGGTTTTTTCCAGAGATGAGGATTAAAAGGGACCCCTCACACCCATATATGACAGAGACAAATATTTTTATAGTTATAACTAAGTTGAGTACACCCAATCACCAAAAAATACCATTGCTAACCACAAATGCTATACTTTGCACATGACAATAGAAAACACTTATGAAGATGAACGTTTCCAGACTAATAAAAATTTTTTTAAAAAATATCATGAGGATGTCATTACTACTAACAGGGTTGGTTCTGACCCAAGAATAGGTGGCAACATAACTATGTTTATATCTGGAACTAACATAGATGGTAAAGAGTATCTAATACCACTATACAATCCTGATACTGGAGAGGTTGAAGGCACACCATATCAAGTTGAAAGAAATGGTGAGATGAAAACTATGTTTAGACCTAATCAAAAGGCTATAGACAGAGCTAGACAATATATTCAATCTGGACAAATCATTGGTTATGAGAAACCAAATGATGCAGAATCAGATAGAGGTATATTTTATCCACAAATTATAGAAAAAAATTAGATTAAAAAAAATCTGACATGCCAATCAACTCAAGGAACAAAGGAGCTAGTTATGAAAGAAAGGTGGTAGGAATCCTAAATGACTTTTTTTTGCAAAACAATTTTGATGTAACCTGTAAGAGAAACTTAGACCAATACCAGACAAAGAACCTTTCTGACATAAACATTCCATATCATTCCATAGAGTGCAAGCACTACAAAGAAGGCAACTGGTTAAAATCAGAGTGGTGGAGACAAGTTTGTGACTCAGCTGACAATGAAGGAACTATTCCTGTTTTAATTTTTAAGTTCAACAGAGTTCCCACAAGAGTGGCTATACCCTTTCATGCCATAAATCCAGAATGGGAGGTAGACAACCAAAAAATGGCTATCATGTCTATGGATGACTGGTTGGATGTGTTAAAGTCAAACTGGAATATTTATAAACAAAAAGAAATAGATGGCTGGAATTGAAGAATTATTAAAACAACCTGTTGATGGTGCTGTAAATACTGAAGAAAATTTTACAGTAGCACAAATTATAGACCAACTATCTAAACACAACATAAAAGTTGTTGATTTTAATGAGGATGAAGATTCCATTAAGAGTCGTCTATTTGCATTAGCTGGAGAACAACCCAGAGGACATATAGCTCCCAGCAGTTGGTTAAATCCTTCAGGAGAATTAACCATTTATGTACCTAAATACGCAAAAACTTCACCAGAAAATTACAAAAGATTCTTAATTGAAGAGGTTAAACATGCAGACCAGATAAGAGAAGCCCCACTTAAAACTGGCATTATGTCTCTTTTGGGAATAGGAAAAGAAAAACTTAGCAGAGTTCCTTATGATTTGTTAAAAAAATTACCAGATTTTCACACAGACAAGGAAATGCAAGAATATTACAAAGACTTTTTTGATCCTGATTGGAAAACTAAACGTGGAGCTCACCCTAGCTGGAAGGAAAGAAGTGGTATAGCTCCATTACTTAGAAATATACGTTATCAAAGATACCAAGACCCTCATTCAGTAGAAGGCATACATATTAATGAAGAAAGATACACTCCTGTATTGAAAAAATATGGTTTAGACAGCATAAATATAACACCTTGACATGAACCCATCTAAACATGGAGTTACAGGAATGGCTCTATCCAGCGAAGAAGTACAAGCCTTCATGGATTACCTTGAGGATGCAATGCCAGTCAAAGGCAAGGTCAATCAAGATGGTAAAGAGGTAGAAGACACATCTGTAAGAGATGCTGATGTCTACTACATAGAACATGAAGCTGAAAACCTGTATGAGATACTGCAAAAGGTAGCTCAAATGGTTAATCTCTACTTCAAGTATGAACTTACAGGTATAGAAAAAGCACAGATACTACACTACAAGTCACCTTCCAATGGTTACAACTACCACATTGACTTGGATTCCAATGAAAAGTCAATATCCAGAAAAGTCAGTGTATCAATTATTTTGAATGATGATTATGAAGGTGGTGAAATATGCTTTCGTACCAGTGAGACAGGAACTTGCCAAAGACCTACAGCTGGCAATGTGATAGCTTTCAGTAGTTTTATACCTCACAAAGTCAAACCAATCACTTCTGGAGAAAGATATGCAGTTGTTGTCTGGTTTACTGGTCCTTGCTTTAGATGATAAACTGCATAGATGTCTTGGAAAGAAGCACTAGAAAACGCAGCAAAAGCACAAGAACTTAAAGCTCAAATATATAAGGAAAACGTCCCTAGTCCGGGTCAGATGAGTAACTTTGCTGGTATGTTAGTACCGGGAGCTGGCATAGCAGATGCAGCTGGCACATACCCAGCTCTTCCTTCC